GGCGGCAGCGTGTACCCGTTGCATTTGTCTCCCGAGTTGCTAGAGCAGGCGTTCCAGAACACGGTGTCGATGCTGAAAGACCAGGTCGTCGTGAAGCTGGGAGCGGAGGCTCCCCACCCATGACCACCGAACAACCGACGACTGGGCTTGTTGAATACCCATTCGTGTTCTGCGCAGGACGGCGAGCGTTTGTCCGTCTCCCGATAGATGTGTCGGCGTCCGAAATGGCACGTCTTATCGCCATGCTGCGGACGCTGGTCGTGGAGGTAGAAGCATGACGGCTATTCACCAAATGGCAGATCGGATCGCGGAACTAGAGGCCGAGTTGGACGCCGCCCGTGCGCGAGAACGTCACGCGCTGGTGGCTGGCGCTGAAGCCCTGCGCCGCATTGCAGCGGCAACGCCCATCGGTCACGAGGATGTCACGAAGGGGCCGAGCACCTACACCTGGCTGTGCTACGCCGCATCCTTGCTGATGGCTGAAGCCGCCACGATGCCAGCCACGCCGCTGGAACAGGAACTCATCACGCTGCGGGCGCGAGAAGCGAAGCTCCGCGAGGCGCTGAAGGCCAGTGAGTGCTTGTATTTCATCGACGGCGACAGTTGCATCGAAGAAGGATGGGCGCTGCCAAGGATGTGCCCACGCTGCGCCGCCCTCGCAGAAGGAGAGACGCGGAGGACACAGGGATGACGATCACAGACTTTCTCATCGCCCTCGAAGAAGCGACACCGGACGATTGGTACTTGGACGCGGACTATCAGATCCGTCGGCACGACGGCGATCGCGTGTGTTGTCCGATCACCGCGCTCGGGGCCGAGCCGTACCCGAGCCGGTTCTTGCTGGACGCCGAACGGCTCGGGCTGTGGCGCGCCGATGCCGAGCTGATCGCGCGCACGGCGGACGGGCTGGACCCGTACGACCGCACCGGTCTGCGCCAGCGACTGCTCCAAGCGACGGTCAACCGCCAGCCGCGCGAGGAGGACGAGACGCAGGGCTGGTCGCCCGAGGAAGCGGCGAGCTAATGGCACGCGAACCACACTACCTCGCGTTTGCGATCTACGTATCAGCATCCGATCACCCGAAGGTGTGGCGAACGGGTTCGCTAATCGCGTACGGCGTCCGGACTGGAGAAGGCTGGGGCACGCCCGCGCCCGTGCTCCAGCCTGTCGGCACGCTCGCGCAGGCGACGCTGTTCGAGACCGAGCAGGATGCCGAGACGGCGATCGCCCGCGGCAGCACCTGGGTCCATTCATCGGTGCGGTTCGCGGTGACGACGGTCGTGCTCGGCGGCGACGACCCGTTCGACGATCCGAGGGATGGACAATGACGCCCCGTCTCTCGTCCGGTCTCCCGCCGCCGACCGATCTCGGCTTCCCCGAGAAGTTCGCGAGCTGGCGACCCGAACAACTCCGCGCGATCAATACCGTGCTGTTCAGCGACAAGCGGTTCGTCGCGTTGACGATGCCGACCGGGTCCGGCAAGTCGCTGACCTACATCGCGGCGGCGGTACTGCAACAGGGTGTATCCCGCGCGCTGGTGCTGACCAGCACGAAAGGACTCCAGGACCAGCTCATTGCGGACTTCCGCGCGATGGGTCTCATGGACGTGCGTGGACAGCAGAACTACCCGTGCCTTGCGCTCGCCGCGGGCGGCGCGCTGGACTACTTCCGGAAAGCCTCGCGGACCGGCCGCGCGCCAGGGTGCGACGAAGGCCCATGTCACGCGGGCGTGAAGTGTCCGCATCAGCCGTCGCGCGGCGTGGTGCCGGACTGTCCGTACTACTACGCGGTCCACGTCGCCCGCGGCGCGCAGTTGGTCGTCACCAACTATGCGTACTGGCTCGCGGCCGGCGACGCGCCGAACGGGATCGGCAAGTTCGATTGTCTGATCCTCGACGAAGCGCACCACGCGAGTGAGGAACTCGAAGGCTTCCTGGCGTTCGACCTGTCCGCGATCGAGTGCTCGATGATCGGCACGACGATGATGGACAGTCCGGATGTCGCGCACTGGAAAACCTGGGCCACGCAACACGTCGGGGGTCTCCGCGTGCGGGTCGAGAACGGCGAGCAGTTTCCCCCGCAGGACGCAGACGGCGTGCAGTACCACCGCAAGCTGAAGCTGCTGCTCGCGAAGGTCGAGCGACTGGCGAGTCTCCGCGCGGACGATTGGACCCTGGAAGCGACAGATCCCGGACACACGCACTTCGCGCCGTTGCGGGTGCAGGAGTACGCCGAGAAGCATCTCTTTCGCGACGTGCCGCGGGTCATCCTCACGTCCGCGACGCTGACGCCGAAAACCCTGCATCTACTCGGCGTGCCGACCGAGGACCGCACGGCCTGGGAATGTCCCTCTGCGTTCCCGCTCGAGCGCCGGCCGATCATCCACGTCCAGCCGCAGCCGGAAGTGCGGGTAACCCACCGCATGACGGACGCGCACAAGCTGCTGTGGCGGCGGCGTATTGATCGCCTCATCGCGAGCCGGATCGATCGCAAAGGGATCATCCACACCGTCAGCTATCAGCGGATGAAAGACTTGCTGACGCATAGCGAGTTCCGCGAGCACTTCATCACGCACGAATCCGGCAGCACGCTCCAGGCGGTCGCGGAGTTCAAACGACGACCCGCGCCCTGCATCCTGATCAGCCCGTCGATCATGACCGGGTTCGACTTCCCGCATGACGAATGCCGCTGGCAGATCATCGGGAAGATCCCGTTGCTCGATACGCGGGGTCCGGTGCTCGCGATCCGCACGGTGCTGGACCCCGAGTACGCGCTCTACATGTCTATGCAGAAGCTGGTGCAGGCGGTCGGCCGCGGGATGCGTGCGCCGGACGACTGGTGCGAGACGTTGATCGTGGACGACTCCGCAGACTGGTTCCTGAAGCGCGCGCGCAAGTTCGCCCCGCGGTGGTTCACCGACGCGGTGCAGTGGACCGGGTCGATTCCCGATCCGCTCGACCCGACGACGTTCTCGTAAGTCTCGATTACAACTCCCGCCGAAAGGATTCCCGCTTATGCTCCCGACCACTAGGACCGACCGATCCGTCTCGTCGACCCCGCGTCCGACCATCCAGTACGGCGACCGCGTGCTGCCGAACGCGAGCCGGTACTACCCAACCTACACGCGGAAAACGCTCCAGGAAACCCTCGCCGCGATCGAGGACGCGAGCTGCACGGTCCGCGGGCGTGCGACCTGGGATCCGGTTGGCACGACCCATGCTCTAGGGAATCACTGACTCCCGACGACGGGAACCCCACTTCAAGGAGAGCCGATTCACCATGAGCAAGCAGCAGCAGGCATTCGCATCCCTCGATCCCGAAAACTTCAGCACCGGCAGCGGGCTGTTCGACGACGTGGACGCGGTCGTCACGGGCGCGCACTTCACCAACGAGCCGCCGGACGGCTACACCGCGGACGGCAACCCGCTGTTCTTCGTCCTCGAGCTTCAGATCGACGGCGCGGACGGTCCGGTCGAGCAGCGGTACTCGATGGGCGGCAAGGCGGGCGATCAGTTCGAGGTCAGCGAGGACGGTCTCGGTCTCATCCCCGCGGGTCCGCACTCGCGTCTCGGCGCGAGCAGCAAGTTCGGCCTGTTCATGGCCGCGCTCAAGACCGAGGGGTTCCCGATCGCCACGCTCGGCGGCGAGGACGGCAACATGGGATCGCTGGTCGGTCTCCGCGCGCACTTCAACCGCATCCCTGACCCCGAGCGCAAGGGTCTCACGCAGCGTCCCGGCCAGAAGGAGAAGAAGTACCCCGAGAGCACGCTGGTCGTGACGAAGATCCACACGCTGCCGGGTGAGAAGCCCGCGACCGCGAAGAAGGCGACCACGACCGCGAAACCGGCGGCGGGGAAGTCGACCACCAAGCCCACCGCCGCTGCGGCGAGGGACGACGAGGACATCAAGACGGCTGAGGAGACGCTCGTCGCGCTGCTCGTCGTGAACGACGGCACCATCCAGAAGTCCAAGCTGCCGATCCTCGCGGCGCGCGAACTCGGCAAGCACCCGCGTCGCCAGGAAGTCAGCAAGCTGATCTACAGCGAAGCGTTCCTGTCGCGTGAGACCGCGTGGACGTTCGACCCGTCGAGCAATCCCCAGGTCGTCGTCGCGAAGCCGGTCGACGAGTAGGACACCGAGATGTGCTCGTCGCGAGTTCCGGTGCATTCCCCACGGTGTGAGTCTCGGCCCTCCAGCGTGCAGGACACCAGCGAACCGCGACGGGCACACCAGACAGGGTCATCCGCGATCGCGGGGAACGTCAGCCCTGAAGCGAGCGCGGTGATCCCTCGCGTAGCAGTCGGCGAGCCGGGAAGGGCTGGGAACTCTCCCGCGCTCGCTGTACGCGAGCCACGACCGCACACGCCGATCATTCACATCGCCGGACCGGCCGAGCGCGGGGGTCTCTATGAACGCGAACGGCAGTACTGCGCCCGCTGTGGCGAGCTGCTGCATGACCATCCGCGACTGCCGCCGTTCGTGCCAGGAACGCCCGTGCGCCACGACGGCTGGATGACGCGCCGCGACGATTCACCACCGACCTGTCGAGAGGACTTCGCATCGTGACGTGTACCGAGATCGACGAAACCGAACAGGCCGACCTGCACGCGCGACTCGGCTACGCCGCGAACGGCGACCGCACGCGGGACGTGCTGCATCTCAGTGACATCTACAAAAGTTTGAACCAGACGTTGAACCCGACGCGCTTCAGCGACGACGGCGGACCCAACGTGCTGAAGATGGAAGTGGGGATCCTCTTTGAGTCGATCCTCGAACGCGCGCTCGCGGACAAGTTCGGCGTGCTGCGCCCCGGCGAAGTGGTCAGCGACGAGGGGATCTGGATGTCCCCGGACGGCGTGAACCCGGACGATCTCGCGGTTGAAGAATACAAAGCGACCTGGATGTCCTCGCGCCACGGGGTGACGGACATGTTCGGGATCCCGCACGAAAAGTTCCAGCACTGGTTCTGGCAGATCAAGGGCTACTGCCGCGCGCTCGGGGTCACGACCGCGTACCTGACCGTGCTGTTCGTGTGCGGGGACTACGCGAAGCCGATCGAGCCGTGCCTGAAGCGGTACCGGCTCGCCTTTAGCCAGGACGAACTCGACGAAAACTGGATGATGCTGACTCGCCACGCGCGCGAGAAAGGACTACTGGCATGACCGCCGTCGCACGATCGAGGAACGTCTCACCAGACGCAGAAGCGCGACATCTATTCCTCCAGCAGTATGTTGACTCGCCACGCGGGCAAGAAAGGACTACTGGCATGACCGCAGAGGAATGCATCCTGTTCCGCTCCGCGCTCGATATCGCGCACTTTGGATCCTCGATCCGTGCGCGCCGCGCGGCAATGCGGAGAGTCCTAGACCTGCTGGGCGCGTGTACGGGAGGTAAACGCCGTGCGATGAACCCCGCGCACAAGTCCTGGTCGGACGCGTGGAACGCGGCGAGCGCGAACGATCTGCACTGGTTTGTCGCCAACCGCGCGCGGGCGCTATTCGACAGCAGCGATCCGTTGAAGGCCGCGCGCTACAGGGGTGCGCTCGAAGCCGTCAGTGTGCTGGCCCGCCGGCAAACCCCCGCGCGCCAAGCCGCATTGTATCGCCGCGTGTTTACCTCACAGGGAGTGATCTGCTAATGGCCCGACCGACCGTCCCCACCGCTCGCTGGAAGTCCGCTTCCGCAAAAGTTGCCAGCACGCCGACCCGGCGATTGATCATCCGCTCGATCGGTCCGCAGAAGTCCGGGAAAACCCGATTCGCGCTGACCGGTCCCGCGCCCGTCTACGTGCATTCGTTTGATACCGGTCTCGAAGGTGTCGTCGAGCAGTTCGTCGGCACCGGGAAGGATATCCGCGCGCTCGAATACCCGTTCAACGCACAGGACTTCGCGACCGAGAAGCAGGTCGCGGACGCCGCGAACGACATTTGGTCGCAGTTGCTCGCCGACTACGCGGAAGCGTTGAAGGACGCGCGCACGGTGGTGATCGACAAAGAGACGGAGATGTGGGAACTCCTCCGCAATGCGCGATTCGGCGCGAGCAACAGCGCGCCGAGGGACTACCCGCAGCTCAACGCGGAGTACCGCACGCTGATTCGGCAGGCGTACGGCGCGGGCGTGAATCTCGTACTCATTCAGGGCGTGAAGGAGAAGTGGGTCTCGAAGATGGACCCGGCGAAGGGCAAGCTCGTTGCCCACAACACGGGTGAACTCGAAGCGGCCGGCATGAAAGAAGTCGGCTATCTCGTCCAGGTCAACCTCACGCATACGCGGAAGATCGACGACGAGACCGGCGCGTTGAGCTATCACGCGCGCATCGACGACGCGCGGCACGACGCGGGGCAGATGTTCGTCGGCCAGGAGTTCGAGAGTCTCGACTTCCCGATGCTGGGACAGATGATGTTCCCCGACTCCACTGAGGAGGACTGGCAGTGAACACCGATCTGTTCTTCAGCAACGCGGGGGACGAGCGCGGGACGCCGACCGATCTGTTCCTCGCACAGCACGCGAAGTACCAGTTCACGATCGATCTCTGCGCGAACGCGAAGAACGCAAAGCTGCCGCGGTACTTCGGCGACGGGGGTCTCGCGTTCGACGCGCTGAAGGAATCGTGGGTCGGCGAAACCGCGTGGATGAACCCGCCGTACTCCGCCTGCGGCGCGTTCGTCAAGAAAGCGTTCGAGAGTACGCGCGAGCCGGGCACGACGGTCGTCGGCCTGTTGCCCGCGCGCACCGATACGAGGTGGTGGCACACCTACATCTGGGGTCGC